ATGACTATTACTAAAGCACAACGCAAAGCGCTACACCGTAAGTGGCTGCAAAACGACCAAAATATGCCATACCGAGCGTTTAGAGCCTCTGCTGAAAAAGGCATTGGTATGGACTGCGTATTAATTCGTTGGAGTGGAATGTGGCTAGGCATCGAACCTGATGGATACACACACTCATGAACAGAAGCAAACTTATCCTCTGGCTGAGTTCCTAAACTTGGCCTACTAAGTCGCAAAACCCGCTCGAATACTAATTCCCCCTAGTTACATCAGAAATCTCAGAAAACTCTTTTTAAGTTTTTTAGGCTCAACTTCCCTGCTAATAAAACCAAAGGACTCGTATGCAACAATACGTTAACGAGACAGGCATCCCCCTGTCCGTGGCTGTCTACTTGGCTACTGATCATTACGACCACGTACCAGATGCCATATCAGCCACTGCGCTACTCAAGTCAGTTCGGCAGCAAGTACTGCCATCCCGTATCCCCCAGAACACCCGAGCAAGCCAGACAGAGTTGCTTAGTGTTGTTAAGTCTCGTATTGGGACGTCCATCCATGATGGGCTTGAGAAAGCCTGGAAGGGTGGTCATTACGTTCAAGCCATGGAAGCACTAGGTTACCCGCAGGATGTTATAGACAGAATTGTGGTTAACCCAGAAGGCCCCGTAGCAGATAACGCCATTGTCGTTTATATGGAGATCCGATCATTCCGTGAGGTTAACGGCAGAAAAGTCTCAGGTAAGTTTGACTTTGTAGCTGAAGGACGGCTTGAGGACTTTAAGTCCACATCCACATTCACTTGGGTCAACAACACCAAGGAAGAAGATTATCGCCTTCAAGGCAGCATTTACCGCTGGCTTAATCCAGAAATCATTACGCAAGACCACATGGCTATTCAATTTTTCTTTACCGATTGGATGCCTGGTCGCGCTAAGAACGAGCCAATGTACCCCCAAAGAATCACGGAACAGCTACTGATTCCGCTGATGTCGGTGGAGGAAACAGAAGCTTTCGTCCAAGGCAGGCTTGATCTTTTTGATCAGTACAGAAATGCACCCGAGGCAGAACTCCCTCTTTGCACTGACAAAGAACTTTGGCGTAAAGAACCACAATACAAGTATTACAAAAACCCCGACCCAGCTAAACGTGCTCGAAGCACAAAGAACTTTAGTTCGGCTGCCGAAGCTCACCAACGCCTCATTGAAGATGGCAGCGTTGGTGTTGTTATTACAATTCCCGGTGAAGTAGTCGCTTGTAAGTTCTGTGCTGCATTTTCTGCATGCAGTCAGAAAGACAGCCTCATAGCTACGGGTTCTCTTATATTTTAACCAAGGTCTACTAATGAAAACATACGCCGAAATGGAGTATCACCCAGCGTCAGAACAGCTCGTACAGATACTTTGCGATAAAACCCAAAACACGAACCCTTTGTTTTTCAGAGTAATAGTAGCGTACTACTTTTGCCAAGTAGCATCGATGATGCGTTGCAACATCAATACCTTGGACAGGGGAGAAATCCCCGTGAATATGTATGCCATCAATCTCATGATCTCAGGTGGGGGAAAAGGCCGCTCAACCAACATTATGGAAGAACAAGTCATCAACCAGTTTCTTGAGCGCTTCACGGAAGAAACGTTTCATTTGCTGGCTGAAGAGAATTTACCAATTCTTTCTCAGCGGCGTGCTGCACGAAAGTCAGAAGATCCTGATGACGAGCTAATACGCACACGTAAAGAATTTAAAGACCTTGGCCCCATGGTAACTTCTTTCGACTCTGCTACCGCACCAGCAGTAAAGCAAGCCAGAGACAAGCTACTAATGGCTAATGCTGGTTCACTCAACTTACAGATGGATGAAGTAGGCTCTAACTTGTCTAGTAGTATGGAAGCATTGATTACTATGCTTGAGCTGTATGACGTAGGCAAAGTGAAAGCAAAGCTCATCAAGAACACGAAAGACAACAGCAGAGTTGAGGAGATCAAAGGCAGAACGCCAGCTAATATGCTGTTGTTTGGTACACCACCTAGATTATTAGACGGGGGTAAAACAGAAGAAGAGTTTTATACCTTTCTGGAAACTGGTGCTGCTCGCAGATGTATCTATGGTTACGCCCGAGTGCACGATAAAGAACAGGGCTTAACGCCAGCTCTGATCCTTGCACGTAATACAGACAAATCAGCAAACTCCTTTATTGAAACTTTGTCTGATCAGCTGTACGCACTTGCAGACATTTCGTTCGTTAATAAAAACTTACACGTGTCTGAAGAAGTGACTCTGCTATTCATTGAATATCAACTGGCTTGTGAAGCACGCGCTGATCTCCTGCCCGAGCATGATGACATGCGCAAGGCTGAATTATCGCATCGTTACTTTAAAGCCATGAAGCTGGCAGGTGGTTACGCATTTATTGATAGCTCACCTGACCTTTCCCTGGAGCACGCCTACTTTGCTATCAAGCTAGTAGAAGACTCTGGTGATGCGTTTGAGCAGATCCTTACTCGGGATCGCCCTTATGTAAAACTCGCCCGTTACCTTGCGGATATTAAAAGACCTGTTACGCAGCCAGACTTAGTGCAGGACTTGCCTTTCTACAAAGGGAGCCAGCAACAAAAACAAGAGATGCTGCAACTTGCCATAGCCCATGGTTACCAGAACAACATCTTAATCAAAAAATCTTACAGCGACGGTATTGAATTCCTTCGCGGCGAGACATTGGTTAAGACTGACCTTCATAAAATGCGGGTCAGCTGGAGCACGGATATAGCCCAGGGATACCGCGATGATATTGCAGAATTTTCAAAGCTGCACATGATGGCTCAGCGGCCAGACATTCATTGGTGCAGTCATTACTTTAAAGACGGGCATCGTTGTGATGATGCAACGATAGCTGGCTTCAATTTAATTGTGCTGGATGTGGATGGGGGAGTGGACATGAACACCGCCATGACCTTGCTACGTGATTACAAAGCTTTGTTCTACACCACTAAACGGCACACTGCAGCAGACCACCGTTTTCGTATTGTAATGCCCACAAACTATCACCTAGAACTGGATGGAGCGGACTTTAAAGAGTTCATGCACAATATTTTTGATTGGCTCCCATTTGGTGTAGATGATCAAAGCGGCCAACGTGCACGCAAGTGGATGTCAAACGCAGGCACCTACACTTACCAAGACGGGCAGAACTTTGACGTACTGCCGTTTATCCCTAAGACAACCAAGAACGAGACGTTTAAAGCTCGAGTACTGGATCAGCAGGGGATGTCAAATCTTGAGCGATGGGTCATTAATAATATCGGAGATGGCAATAGAAATAACATGTTGCTCCGATACGCAATGATTCTTGTGGATGCAGGTTTTGATTACAACGGTGTCTTAAACAAGATCACTGAGCTTAATAATAAGCTCCCTGACAAACTCGCTGATGGTGAGTTATTAAGTACTGTCATGGTCACTGCAGGAAAAGCCCTAGCTAAGAAGTAGGGCCACTCCGGGGCCTATGTCCCAATTTAAATACTAAAGGCAGTTCAAATCTCCAGTGAACGTCCAGACTCTGCCCTAAAAAACGAGACGTTGCCTTATGGGTGCAATGCCCATTTTACTCATCACACCACAAAAGGAATGCCATGAATAACAAGAACATCGTCCTAATCATGGGGCCACCTAACACAGGTAAATCAACATCGTTGATGAATCTGCAGAATCAGGAAAAGTGGGTGTATCTCAACACAGACCTGAAAGCGCTTCCATTTGCAGACTCTTTTGCAAAGAACATCGAAGTTGCTAATGCCGCCAGCGTTATCAATTACATTGAGCAAATTGAAAGCCAGCAACAGATTGAAGGTGCCGTACTTGATACGATCACTTTCTTGATGTCCATGTATGAACGCCAAAACGTTACAAACTCTGCAGATACTCAAAAAGCTTGGGGAGCCTACGGTAATTTTTACCGTGAGTTCATTCATGCTATTAAAGCCGGTACTAAGAACTACGCAGTACTTGCCCACGAAGAAACCACGCATAACGAACAAACCATGCAAATGGAATCAAGAGTACCGGTCAAAGGTGCTGTAGGACGGATCGGCGTAGAAGCTGACTTTACTACCATTCTTTCTACCAAGCAGATGCCTATTACTAAGCTGCAAGGATTTGAGAATGACTTGTTGCACATTACACCTGAAGAAGAAGAAGACGGCTTTAAGTACGTTTTCTGTACGCGTATTACCAAAGAATCAGTTGGGCAAAAGATGCGCTCAGCAATTGGTTTATGGGAGCGTAAAGAGCTTTATATCGATAATGATATTGAGCAGGTGTTTGCCCGGCTGAACTCATATTACGGAGTATCGGCATGAGCATCACTGCTACAAATCACCAAGAAATGGTATCTAAGCTTGTTAAGAGTGGCGACATCATCGTCTCGGAAGTTAATGGCAGTGACATGCACCTCATTCACATGATGATGGGTGTCACGGGCGAAGCAGGTGAATTGATGGACGCAATAAAAAAGTCTGTTATTTACCGTAAGCCACTTGATCGCATCAATGTGCTGGAGGAACTTGGCGACATTGAATTCTATCTCGAAGGTTTAAGGCAACAGTTGGATATAACCCGCGATTTAGTCCTTGCCGCCAATATAGAAAAACTAAGCAAGCGGTACGAAGGATTTAAATATTCTGATGCTGCCGCAAAAAACCGCGCTGATAAAGCGTAAATAACCTCACGAAAATAAAGGAACAAGCTTATGGCTCTCTTGAGCAATGTAACAGTAGCAACCGATATCAAAGCAGAACGCGACTCAGTAGGATTTTCTGGGCCGATGGAATCTGGCATATACCCAGGTACGATATCTATGGCGTACCTAGAAGTTTCAACAGGCGAGGCTCTAGCTGTCGTTCTGGATATTTTGGCCGAAACTGGTCAGCATATCCGAACTAAACTTTGGGTACAGTCTGGTGCAGCAAAGGGCAAGAAAAACTTCTACGTCAATAAGACGTCAGGTGAAAAAACATATTTACCTGGGTTTAATGCGGCTAATAGCTTAGCACTACTGACCGTTGGAAAGCCTTTAGGAGAATTAGTTGAAGAAACCAAAACCATTAAAGTCTACAGCTATGAAGCTAAAGCCGACGTCCCCACTGAAGTTCCAGTCCTCACCGAGTTACTTGACCAACAAATCTACGTTGGTCTCATCAAGCAGACTGTTGACAAGCAAGCCAAAGATGGCAGTGGCTCCTATGTTAATTCTGGTGAAACTCGCGATGAGAATGAAGTGGATAAGTTCTTCCGTAGGCGTGACAAGCTTACTACTGCTGAGATCCTTGCAGGAGCTACAGAAGCTAAATTCTTCGCTACCTGGGCCGCTAAAAACAGCGGAGTCACCCGCAACAAGTCTACAGGAGTATCTGCAGCAGCCAGCAGTACGCCAGCCTATGCAAAAGTAGTAGGCCCAACAGTAAGTTTGTTCGGTTAGTGACAAAGCTGCAAGTAGTTGGTTTTGATCCATCACTCAACAACTGGGGTATTGCTCACGCGACCTACTGTACTGTGACGAAACGCATTCAAATTCAGAGCTTGGATGTGATTCAACCTGTTGTCCCCAAAGGCAAACAGGTAAGACAGAACAGTAAAGACCTGGTAGCAGCAACCCAGTTAGCTGATGGAGCCATGCGAGCTG